TCCTCCGTATCGAAAACGGTATGGGTGGTTTGATGTATTCCAACTAATTTAATTTAGCCGCTTATTATAAATGTTTTGGACGTATGTTTTTTTATTAGGATTTATTTTTATCATTACTTACGACCCTAAATCTGGAACTTTGAATCACATAGTCGATCCAAAAACCCAGGAACCCGCTCAAAATGCGGAGTGTAAAGAAGGGCATTACCAGGAGATCCAGTTTGCACAACACGGGTACGAGTGTCCAAATGAAAAGAGTGTAAACATGGGTGCGATTATATCAACTTAAAAACATAACAATACCTTTTATATATATAATGTTTTCTTTCGATCGAGATACAACAATAGTAGTTGCAGCAATTGTGTGTGTATTAATAACAGTATATATATACAGAGAACTTAATAAAGCCAAGGACGAAATAAACGGTTTTAGAAAATACCACGACGAAGTCATCGAACATATTAAAGAAATTCCAGCCATACCAGTACCGGTACGCCCAAATTTCAGAAGACCACCACCTCAACAACAAAAACAAAACCCAGGCGTTTCTAATAAATTAGAAGATATAGAAGAAGAGCCAATTACAACCCAAGTAGATGATGATAACGAATAAAAAATAATAATTGAATTGTTTTTTTTTCAGAATAAACATATTGTCAAATTATAAGAATTGCTATGTGCAATGAAAAAACATAAAGCTATCGCTATACCCGTTACATTTACGGGTGATAAACCCATTTTTTTAACAGTAAGAGATCGTAGATTTAAAGATTGGATATTTGTTACAGGAGGATGTAGACGAAGAGAAATAACAAACCCAATTAAATGTGCACTCAGGGAATTAGAAGAAGAGACGAGAGGTGTAGTTTCTTTGAAAAAAGGTGAATATACTTCATTTAAATTCATAGTTAAAGAAAGTCCCACTGTCGATTTAGAATATAACGTATTCATATTTTTCGTAAATTATTCTAAATCAGAACAAAACGAACTAATAAAAAAATTTAACGATGAAAAACAAAAAACAAATTTAAAAAAAATACAAAAACAATCGTTTAAACGAACTTACGATGAAAACGATTTTATGACTTTTGAAACGCTACATGAATTCAGTTCAAAAAAACAATGGGATAGAATTTATAAAAATATTTTAAGTAACCCAGAATTTTATGCCTGTGTTCAAACTTTAAATAGAAAAACCTTCTCTATTAAATAATGAAATCGAAGAACTATATATTATTACAGATCAGGGAATTACTCGTGGAGAGACACGCATACACACCAGAAAGAGCTGAAGAATATATAAATAAACACAAAGAAGATAAAGTTTATGAACTCCTCGTTTTAAAGAAAAGTTTATCAGAAAACATGGTATATCCAGATGTTTCGCACAGAAGATCTATATGGCATTACAGGTACGACGATGAAAATCAAGAAGAAATAGATTAAAAGAATAAATATAATATATATCAGAAATGTTCCGAAAATGGTGTTCTGATAATGGTTTTTGTAATGGAACCAAGCTATCACATGTATTAATGGACGGTGGCGTCCTTTCTATCCCATTTGATAGGTTGAATGAATTTTATAAAGTATACGTTGAATCTGTATCAAACGGTGAAAAAATATACGTCGTCGAACAGAAAACAGATAACTATAACTTTTTTATGGATCTCGATTATAAAGACGACGACCCTTTATTAGTTGAATATATCAAAAGTATATGTACAGTGATATGTGATAAAGTTTCTAAATTCGGTGGTAAAAATGCTTTAATATCAGTAGCTGAACCAAAAAATATAGGTGATTTAATAAAAACGGGTATACATATAAATTGGCCAGGTTTTGTAGTGAATAAACAGTCGGCTTTAGCAATAAGAGAACATGTCATTAATACAATGAACCTCGCGTATGGTTCAAAAAATTGGAACGATATAATAGATTTATCTGTATACGGATCTTCGGGAAGAAACACAAAAGGAAGTGGTTTTAGAATGCCTTGGTCTTATAAAAAAGCAAAACACGAAAAATGTGGAGGTCAGGGATGTAAAGAATGTAGGGGAACAGGTAAAACATCACAGGGATATTATTTACCTGTTTTTATATATAAAAAGGGACCTGTTTTATCTATACTTGAACAAATAGATGGTGAACCATCTGTAGAAATTATGGAAATGGCAACTTTACGAACTGAAAACGAGGATCCAGTAATCATAGAAGGTAGCTATAAAAAACAAGAAGGGTCATTTACAACTTTACAAACAAAAGACGAATTCAAAAACGAAGAAGTTTTAGGATACATAGAAACATTCGTTAGAAGACACTTAGAAGGCCAAGAATTTGCTAAAATTACAAAAATGTATAAACATAACAATTCTTTTTTGATATCCACAACGTCTCGATATTGTGAAAATAAAAAGTGTGATCATAACTCAAACCACGTATGGTTCCATATAATAAACGATACTATTTCACAAAAGTGTTTTTCTACTACTGACATAATAAGACACTATGGATTTTGCAAAGATTTTAGGGGAAGAAAACATCAGTTACCATCTAAAATAACAAAAAAATTATACGAAGGTGAAAAAATTACAAAATACGAACCTAAACCTAAACCCAAAACACCAGAAACTAAAAAAGATCAGGTTAAAATTATGTTAAAACAATTTTTAGAAAAATACGTCGTAAAAAATACAGAATTAAACATAATGAATATAAAAAAAGACGGAACTAAAAAATTTACAATAGAAACGAATTATTCGTGTCACGAATGTAAAAAAAATGATATAATTTTTAAAATAGTAAAAAAAGAATTACAACAAAAGTGTTCGTGTTCTTGTAGAAAACATCGTATATTAGATAAAATAGCTAATAGTTTGTAATAATATATTTAAAAGATAAAATACTATATAATTTATAAAATGAGTTTAATCAAATCAGCTACTCCGCAAATACATAAAAAAGAAGTTAAAACACGATCTGGTCGAATTTCTAGAATACCAGATCGTTTAGAACTTTTTGAAGAAGTCGAAGATGATTATTCCGACGGTGATTATGAAACAGAAACAGATATAGAAAGTGAGAGTGAAGTAGATCTTTTACAGTCAGATACCGAAGATTTTTGTGAAGATGAAGACGAAGAAGACGAAAACGGTAACTTAAAAGGATTTGTAGTTTCAGATAACGAAGATAATTACGATAGTGGTTATGAAAATGAGTAATAATACATTTAAAAAAATGAAAACAATTATATATAAAATGGAAACTGACATAGGAAACCCAATTGATTATAATCCAAATGATTTCGAAGAGGATATGAAAAATCACGATAACAGGGAAAGTATTAATGAACAGGAAAACACTGATAAGTATCATTTTCCTCAGCATCAAAACCAAAATCAAATGAATGCACCATATCACCCATATATGGACCAATTCGTACAACATCCACACGAAAAACAAGATTTATTATCCAGTTTAGATAAAACAGCTTACGCTATTATATTTATTGCATTTATATTAGGCTTTTTCATGGGAAAAACCATGCAGCCCGTTATCCTCAGACCCGGATAAATTAATACCGATAAAATCATTTATAGGACCGTCCTTACTTTCTGAAAAATAAGCTCTTCCAGTAACTAAGGGATCATAAAATATATCTTTTAACACATCTGACGCTGTATCAGATTTATTTTTGCGAATTTTATAAACTTGTAAAAATAAATTTACCATAAAAAGTACAATAAGAATGGTGATTATGTTCAATACGATACTCAACATACTTATAATTATAATATAAAATAAAAATTTACACTTCTGTATTTTTAGATTCAACAATTTCCCCATCCTCTATTTCATTTTCAGTGACCTGTGCTTCAGTAGATTTAATATCCGACTCTTCTTTTAATCGTTTCGTCTCTTCTTCTTGTCTTTCCTTGTCGTGTTTTTCCATGGCTTCTACTGAATCAAAACCTCTATCCGTTGCTTCTTTTTCTTTAGCTTTTTGTGCATCCTCTTCTCTTTTACGATTCCTTTCCTTCATTTCTTCGGCAATAATCTTATCAGCCTCCTTAACAAGATCTTCCATATTCGCATCTGGATTTTCTTTTTGCAACCTTTCGACAACCTCAGATGGGTGACTAATAGGTGGTTCATCCGGTTTATTATAAAACTTGGAATTTTCGTCACCAGGTTTATTATAATTACCATCTTCTCTAACTTTAGCCATATCCAATTTCCTTTCGTTAAACATTTTAGCAGCAGCTGCTTGATTTTCCCTATATCCCTGCATGAGTTCTTCGAGTTTTTCGTTACTATAATGTACGTCCTCAATCTTTACCGGATCCGGCGGAATTAAAAGCCATTTATACATATCGACAACGTATATATCAAAAGTGGAATCTTCTTTTTGAAGTCTTTTTGCATGAGACGCGGCTTCGTCCCGAGTTGCAAAAGCCCCTCTAATTTTAATTCCAAACTTATCGTTCTTTTGAGGTGCTTCTGGTCCCACCACCGAAAGACAAGCAAATAATTGACCTGGTACTGTTGTATAATCTTGTTCGAGAGACATCTATTTATTGTATATACTATAATATATATAAAACTTTAAGTATTTTAATAAAAAATAAAAAAGTAATATATGAAAGATCCATTTAAAACTCGTGTCACTAAGAACGATAAGAAAGTTAAAAAAGGATTCTACACACAAAAATATATTAGACTTAAACAAGAAACCCTTAGTAATAAAAAAAGAAACAAAAAAGACCTAAGTGTGAATATAATTAAAACAAAAAGTAAAATATAAAACAAAACAAAATGAACAACACAAATTACTCAAAAAGCTTACAAAACTACGCGCGTGATTTTACACTTCCAGTGATAAAATACGACGCGTATCCACAGGAAATCATCGATTTATACGAAAAAAATAATGCGATGAAATTTTTACCCGGAATTCGTTCCGGAAAAGGTCAGGCCTTATGTTTTCTATCGGAACCGTATCTTCGTAACGGTCAATATTTTATCACGCGTGAAGATTGTGAATCGTTCTGTAACGCTGTGGGTATAAGGTCTCGAGATTCTATTCAGCATTTCAATAAAATTCCTCTTGTACGAGTTAAAGATTCAAAAAAGAGATATTCTTTGAAATACCCCTTTGAACTCAAAATAAACGATTTACTCAAAAGAGAAGACGTAGAGAAACACGTCAAATTATCTGGTTCCAAATCAGATCAAATCTATAAAGTCAAATCGTATTGGACGAAAAAAGCAAATCAAATTCTTGAAGAAGCTGGTGTTTATCTTCGTTTATTGAAATACGAACACGATCATAAATTGAACGATATTCTCAATAAGAAATTACAAGAAGTGAGAGATATAACTGAATATATCTTGGACATACCCGAAAAGGATTGGCAGATTGGTCATTTACGCGCCCAAGGTGGTAATGACCCTGATAATCTCCGCTGGCAACCACCGATCCAAGCTCGATATCGCGACAGATACATATTCAACGAATATTTCGAAAAATTAAGAATCTAGTTAAAGTTAACGTTTTAATATTAAATAATACCATGGAAAACCAAATACTACACGAAAACTGTTTAGAAGGCATGAAAAAAATAGAAGACAATTCAATAGATATGGTATGTACGGACCCACCTTATTTTTTAGATGGATTAGGCGACGATTGGGATAAGAAAAAACTCGACGTCAGAGGTACCTCGTCTGTCGTTGGTAATCTTCCTAAAGGTATGAAATTTGACCGAAACCAATCTAAAAAATTTAATACATTTTACAAGGACATTTCGAGAGAAGTATTTAGAATACTCAAACCCGGTGGTACATTCATATCTTTTAGTAGTTCTAGATTATACCATTCCATGGCGATGGCAGTAGAAGATGTAGGATTTGAAATAAGAGATATGCTCGCATGGGTGTATAAACAGTCACAAGTTAAAGCATTTTCACAAAACCATATAATCGAAAAAGATAAAACGCGAACACCCGAAGAAAAAGAAAAACTAAAAGAAATGTGTAAAGATTGGAGAACACCTCAACTTAAACCCGCCATAGAACCCATGTGTTTAGCAATTAAACCCATAGAAGGTAGATACATAGATAATTTTGAAAAATACGGAACAGGACTCATGAACACGTCCGAAGAAACAAAAGTATCCGGTAAATTTCCTATGAATGTCATGACAACCGAAGAAAACGTACTCGACCAAGTTTTTCTAATAAACAAACCTTCTAAAAAAGAAAAAGGTAATTTTAACACACACTTATCCGTAAAACCAGTTGAACTCATAGAACAATTAATTAAATTATTCACACGAGAACATGCAATAGTTTTAGACCCATTCATGGGAAGTGGTACAACCGCAATAGCTTCCATAAACACAAAAAGAAGGTATTTAGGTTTTGATATAAATAAGGAATACGTAGACATATCTAATAAAAGAATCACGGATTCCAACGAATAAATTTTGGTAAAAGTGCTAACCCAAATAATAAAATCGTGACATCGATTAACATGACTTTATTTTTTATGGATGGACACCAATTCTTATACTTAACGATCTGTTCTGAATCTTGAGGTTTTATCCAGTGGTAAAACATAGCGAGGTATGTAGGACCAAGGTTACGTTTACACGCGTACCAGTGGTCGTAATAAGCGAGTGCTACGTAAGGTAAATATAAAAGTCCTAGAAGGACCCACTTGTTTCTATGAGGTAAAAACCAATACCCAGAGGCTAACACTAAAGTAAACCATATACATTTCCAGTTTGCAACGGGCTGAGTATCGTCACATTTTTTATCTTCGATTTCCATTTTCATTTTCATTTCTTCTAATATGACGAGAGATAAATTTAGATATAGGTTTGTTATATACCTCTTCTTTAATTTTTTTCATATGAGTCTCTACATTTTTCTTTTTTTTGTACAGATCGTCCATATCTTTACCTATTTCAATAATTTGAGAATTTAAAAAAAGTATTTTTTTCTTCGTATTTTTATACTTTTTCAATTTTTTCTCGTTATTCTTTACTTGATTAATTGTAGTAGCACTAGTATTGATAGAATATAATAATCGTGTTGCTTCACCTTGTAATTTATCTCGTTTTTTGAGTCTATCGGTTTGTATTTTTGCTAATCTTCTGATAGAGTTATGAAAATCTTTCTTAAGTTGTTTCATTTCGTTAGTTATTTGTGTCAATGTATTAATTTCTTTTTGTCTTTTTTGTATAGTGTTACTTACCATTTATATACTCTGAGATTTTAACCTTAGTAACTCCATTTAAAAAATAAAAACCAACATGAATAAATGGAGGAGATACGCAAGT